ACCAATGACAACCCCACACCCAGGGTGAGGAGTTTCAACTTCAATCAGCTCACACTGCCACCCAGCGTCATGCCCTGGTCAGACTTGGTTGTAGAGTTCTTGAAAGCAAAGCAGCATGCCTCTGCTGGATACACTCAACCGCTCAGGGAGTTTGTGACACTTCGACTGGCTGAATCATGGCAGCCCAGCATGCACGTAGAGACGCAGAAAATTGAGGTAACTGATGCCTACAAACCGGATGACGCCTGGGAGGAGGAGCACACCAGATTCCTCACTGTAGACTGCCAGCACTATCTTGAGGAGTTCTTTTGTGTGGTCAGGGCATGGTCAAAGGATGGTGCAAGCAGACTGCTTACCTTCAAGCGTGTATCCTCCTTTGAAGAGGTGGAAGAGCTCAGGACAGAGTTTAGTGTAGCACCGCAGAGGACATTTGTGGATGTGGGTTACATGCGTTCCAGGGTTTGCTCTTACCTGGGCAAGTATGGATGGATTGGGCTGAGAGGAGAGGATGTGGTAGATTACGCTCACAACGTCAATGGACACTCTGTGCGTAGGCTTTACTCAAAAGCTACCAGGGTATCATCCACAGGGCGAGTGGCGCCTCCTGTGTTCCGTTGGTCCAACCCAAGCACCAAGGACATTCTTGCTGGCATGAAGGCAGGCAGAGCAGCACAACCATGGGAGGTCTGCAAGTTGCCAGATGACATTGCAGAGGAGTATGCCAAGCAATTGGACTCAGAGCGCAAAAAGGAAGTCATAGATAAGCATGGCAGGACACACTTGAGATGGGTCTCCTTCAGGGGGAATCATGGATGGGACTGTGAATGCATGCAAGTAGTGGCTGCTTCCATTGCCAAGCTATTGACCTCTCACTAAGAGGTATGGAACCCCACTTTTCCTCCAATTGTTAAAACCTGCTCCACTTCTCCACTTCCTAATATTCTACCACCCCTACTGACAAGCATTACTGGTGGTTATGTCAGTTTTGTCAGTGTCGGTAGGGGTGTAATATTCCTGCCAGCCCACTTATAGGTGAAACACTTTGCAGAACCTATGTATATGGGTGACCTGCGTCCTTTCCTAAGATTACAGAGTGACACGTGGCTGAATACGTTGAAACAACGTGTGGCAGATGCTGTGCTTTCTGGTGCAGTTACCACCTCTTTCACCAACGCTTCACAGTCAGGCTCAAGGGAGCAAGTGCTGCCCACAGCAGAACTCTCTGCACAACTCACAGATGTGCTCTTTGAAAAGGGTCTTGTCAGTGGCACTAAACCCTCCCGTATGACTTTCGCAAGGTTCACCCGTTAATATGGAACTTTATGACCAACACGGCAGGGTGATGGACCTGCAAAAGCCCAAAAAGAAAGCCTACCTGGGCAACTACTACAGAGGGACTGAGCAATCCAGATACCGCTCATATTCTCCACATGTAGCCAATGATGCAGCAAATAACCTGACACGCAGTGAGCGCAAGTCATTGATGGGGCATGCCAGGCACTTGCACTCCAATAATGGATTGGTCAGAGGCTCAGTGGCAGACCTCACACGCTACAGCATAGGCAGTGGCTTGAGACCTCAATCACTCTCTGAGCAGGCAAAGGAGTATGAGTCCTACTGGCAGGAATGGAGCAAGGTTTGTGACACTTCAAACCAGTTTTCTTTTGAGCAACTGCAGCAGGTAGTTTCCAAGCGCATGGACATTGACGGTGACATCGGAGTCATCCTGGTGGGTTCAGGTTCTACATTCCCACAACTTCAACTGGTGGAGAGCCATCGCATTGAGTCAGAGGAATACAACCGCAATGAACACGATGGGGTAAGGGTCAACGCAGCAGGCAGACCCGTAGCCTATGAGGTCAAAGATGGGGATGCCTACAGGAGCATCTCTGCAAACAATTTCGTTTTACTTCACGATACAGACAGAGTCTCACAGCTCAGAGGCATGACTGCTCTGGTCCATGCCATTGCTCATTTGAGGGACATGGATGACCTCCTTGACTACGAGAAAATCGGTACGAAAACCCAGTCCAGTATTGGACTAGCTATCACTACCGCAGGTGGATTAGCAGATGATGGAACTGCACTCATTGAGGACGGTTACACAAGCACAGAAACAGGGGACATCCCTTGGCAGTCCATGGAACCAGGTATGATTCCAAGATTGAAAAGTGGAGAAAGCATTGAGCCATTTTCGTCAAACAGACCCAGCCCCACCTTTGTGGGATTCCTGGAGCACCTGATACGGGAGACTGCTGTGGGGCTCGGACTGCCTATGGAGTTTGTGTGGGACACAAGCAAAGGAACTGGTGCCAGTTCAAGGTTCGTGCTCGAGAAAGCACAACGAAGATTTGAAGAGAGACAGGCACTTATTGCCAACAAACTTTGCAACAGGATATGGACCTGGGTGATTGCTCGAGGCATCAAGCGTGGAGACCTGCCATCATCAGACAACTGGTGGAAAGCCAGATGGATGGGTCCAAAGAAAATCACCGTAGACCTGGGCAGAGAGAGCAAGGCAAACCATGACTCACTAAAGCTGGGCTTGAGGACCATGGCTCAGGATGTGGGTGAGCTCGGCTATGACTGGCAGGAGGTCAGAACACAAGTGGAGACGGAAGCAGTGGACCTACTTGAACGAGCGCAGAAACTCTCAGAGCAGTATGACATATCCATGCAGACTGCCATGCACCTCTTAAGCCAACGAACACCCAACCCGATTTTTGATGAAAGCGCAACTGCACCACAAACTGATTAACGAGCCATGGGCAATCAAACCTGAATTCCACTCTGCCTTGCAGGCATCAATGGAAGCATACAGGGATGACGATGAATACATGACATCTCCTCCACCTCAAGAGGTCGATGGTGTAGGCATCGTGCACATTCATGGTGTGCTGGGCAAGGGTCTCTCACCATTTGAAAAGATGATGGGCATGACTGACTACGATGACATCTGGTCTCAAGTGCAGGAAGCAGAAGCATCTCCTAATGTAGCCACCATCCTGCTGCACATATCATCTCCAGGAGGGACCATCACGGGATTGCCTGAACTGGCAGAGAAACTCAGGTCAGTCTCTAAGCCATTGGTGGCATACACAGAAACCATGGCCTGCTCTGCTGCATGCTGGATTGCCTCATGTGCAGACTCAGTGCTGCTCTCACAGAGTGCGGAGATTGGAAGCATAGGAGTCTACATTGCACTGCTGGACCAATCAGACCACCTGGCTCAACAGGGATTCAAGGTCAACGCCATCTTTGCAGGTGATAACAAGCTGGACACTGCAGACTTCAAGCCCATGTCAGATGAGACCAGGGAAAGACTCCAGGCAAATGTCAATAAGTGGCATGAGCGATTCAAAGCAGATGTAAACACCAAGCGCACAGCACCTGAGAGCTCAATGACGGGACTCACCTATGAAGGATTGGAAGCAGTCTCTGCAGGATTGGCAGATGGAACGGTAGATAGCCTAGATGCAGTCATCTCTCTTTTAACCAATTTTTAGAACAACCCATATGAAAACAATACTTGATTTGGTCAAAGCCAATACGGAACTCAACAGCCTTTCAAATAAGCTGGATGAGTCAACCCAACGCAACAAGGACCTGTCTGAGCAACTAGAAGCTCAGGCAGCACAGAGTGCTGAAGAAAACGCCAAGCTCGGTGCAGCGCACGCAGAAGAAATTTCAGCTTTGGAGAGCAAGATTGCCTTGCTTGAAGAGGCAAACACTTTGCTTGAGCAGGAAAAGCAGTCATCAGCAGAGCAGGCAGCAGACATTGCTGCAAGCCTGGGTGTGACAGAACCAGTAGAGGAAGCAATTGAAACTGAGCCCCAAGAAGAACTTAGCGTGGCAGCACACTGGGAACACTACCAGACCCTCGGGTCTCGGGAGGAAAAACGGGCTTATTACCTAAAACACATCAAGCCCTTGCAGGCTTAAAAACAGAAAGTAATACTCAATGGCAAATACCTTAAACGGCATTAATCTTTCAGCATTGGCTGAGTTATCGAACGATTTCCTGGGGCAAACCTTTGCACCCTTAACCGCAGTCTCTCGGGACTTTACTGGAGACCCTTCAGGGTCAGGCGAATCCGTTGTCACACGTGTGGCATCTGCACTCACTGCACAAGACCTTTCTGGTGGCTATGCTGCCAGTGACATTAGTTCTAGTGCAATAACCGTGAATTTAT